GCTCTTGCCCCGGATCATGGGGTCGGCGGAGGTGGCTGATCTGTTCGCGGTGGCCGAGACGCTGCCAGAGTTTGACGTGCTGATCGAGCGGGTGGCGAAGCGATTCGTTTACGCCGGCTGCAAGGTGGCCCGGGCGACATTCCGAGCGACGGCTGGCGGCGCTCTTGAGTTGGATCTGGAGATCACGGGCAAGAGTGAGACTGTGAGCGCGACGGCGTTCCCGGCGATCACTGCCCCCACCGATCCGCCCTATATCTGGTCCGATGCGGTCTGCACGGTCGAGGGATCGGCCCGCGTGGTCACACGCTGGGAGTTGAGCATTGACAATCAACTGAATGCCCGCTTCAGCAACAGCAACACCGCGACCGACATTCACACGCAGGGCCGGGTGGTCACCGTCTCGATGACCGTCCCCTACACGTCTGACGAAGTGGACTTGTACAACATCAACTCCAGCGGGGCGAGCGGTGCCACCTTCGTCTTGACCAACGGCGGCCGGTCAATCACGTTCACGATCGGTGCTCTTGCGGTGGCCGATTCGTCGCCTGTTGTCGGTGGCCCGGGCGAGATCCTTCTTGAGATGAACGGCATTGCCAAGAGCAGCGGAAGCACGAAAGAACTGTCCATTACCTCTGACTCGACTGCATAATGCCAAGCCCCTTCATCCCTGACGGCTACACTCGCGAGACGACCATCCCTGCCTCTGGCCAGTGGGATGAGATCCAGCTTGTCTATCGGCCGATGATCCGATCTGATGTGATCGAGTACACGGCGAGAACCAAGGGGATCGACGATGCCGGGTGGATGGCGATCGTCGATGAGATCCTGTCCAAGAAGATCGTCTCGTGGACTTTGCGCGGACCAGACGGGCAGACCGTGCCTGTATCGGCTGCATCAATTGCGTCTCTGGTTCCGTCACTGCCCCCGAAGCTGTGGGGTGTTGTGTCAGGCAACACCGAGCCCGAGAAAGACACCGGAGACGCCACAAAAAACTAGCCGAAGGGGTGCGGCTGCTGATCCTGCACCCCGAAGTAGCCTACCGCGACTGTGCCGACTGTGAGGCGTTCGTGTACGACGAAAAGACAGGGGAGAGGCTGGAGCGGCAGGGGAAGCCAGTGCCACGACCGAAGGGCACGCGGGCACCGTGCAGACTCCGCGCGAATGGCTGTCCCAAGGGAACGCCAGAGAGGCCCAAGAGCCTCACGGAATTGAACTGGCTGGCCTACGAGCACTATTCCCAGTGCCGAGCCGTGGGGCAGTTCCCTGACGATCCGATCGTGAGGCGGAACGCGGCGATCATCCGGCAGGCAGTCGACGCGGCCGAGACACAGCAAGCCTATGCAATTGCCGGACCCCTCGGGGCACTCATGGGGGGGCGCAAGTAATGCCAGTGGAAACCGACGTTGTAGTCAACGTCAAGATGATGTTTCAGAGTGCGGCGGACTCCCGCAAGGCGGCGGAAACCGGGCTGGCTGTCGTCAAGTTCGTCGAGACCGCACAGATCCTATCGTATGCCCGCCTGCGCACCGAACACCGGAACCTGATCAATGATCAGATCACCGATGTGCGGCGACTAGAAGCGGCGTATCTGGAGATGATCCGCCGAGTCTCTGCCGCGTGGAATGCGTTCCGCCGGGGGGCGTCTGGGGGCGGTGGTGGTGGGCTGATCGTTGGCGGTGGAATGGGTGGGGGCGGTGGCCGGGGTGGCCAGCTTGCCCTGCCTGGCCCAGACCGCAAGCCGATCGAGGTAGAGGCCATCGCCCGCGAGGTGGGGCAAGGCGTTGAGAAGGGCGTGCGAGAGGCGGCCAAGGCACAGGCGAAAGGTGGTGGCCCGGGGTTCCTTTCGGGCGGCGACAACAAGCTGATGATGATCACGAGTGCGACGATCACAGCACTCAATGCCCCTCGGATCATCCTGTCTGGCCTGACAGAGGGCATCAAGGAGATCCGCGAGGGGAAGTTTGTCGAGAATCGTTTCGCTGGTCCGGGGCGAGAGTTCCTCGGCGAGATGGGCGGGATGCTTGGCGGGATGGGGCCGATGGGTCAGGGGGCCGCACTCGCCATGATGGGCGGCCAGAATTTCGGCATATTGCGAGAGATCGCGGGGCAGCAGGAGCAAGCCCGGAAGCCGAATCAGGCACAGAAGGAAGCGACGTTTGCGGACATCCAAGGCAAGCGACTGGAGGCGGAAAAACAACTCAACGGCATCCTCTTGGAGCGGACCAAAGCAGAGCGGGAGTTGATCGACGAACAGCGGCGGCGGATTGACGCAGCCCGCGAAGAGTTTGGGTTGATGGATGTACGCGAGAAACAGGCGACGCGTGACATCGCCCAACGCATCGCGGCGGGTGGCGTGGGGCAACTGTCGGCGGAGGAACTCAAGTTCGCCCGGGGCAATGTGGCGTTTCGCGGCATCATTGCCGAGCAGGCCAAGGCCGGGGCAGACGCTGCGGGATTCGCCGAGATCGTCAAGATTCTCGGGCTGGACCAGAAGATCGCGGCGGCTGAGGCCAAGGTGTCGGCTGAGATCAAGCAGACGATCAACGTCGACCTCGATCCGTCAAAGATTGCGGACTCGCTGGAAGAGAGATTGGCCCCTCTCGTGCGAGAGATGGAGAACATCACAGTCAACAAGCTGAGAGCCCAGTTGAACGCACAGGCGAATGAGGCAGCAGCACTTCGAGCGGCAGGGGTTGGTGCGCTATGATTCTGAAATACGGCACGTACACCCATGCGGACAACGAGGTGACGCTGGTCATCTCTCAGAGATCGACGTTCAACGAGGTCGGGGCGCGGTCTGGCTACGTCGCCAACTGGTCAATACGCGGCATCCTACAGGCCAGCACAGAGGCCAATCTGAGGACCGCGATCGTCGCTCTTGAGGCAGCCTACGGCGTCGATGGCCGCGATCTGGTGCTCTACTCCAGCGACGGGACATCGGTGCGGCACTCGATGTACAACACGGGCAGTCGGCAGGGTGTGCGGATTCTCGATCTGTCATACCCTACCGGCGACGGCAGCGAGTATACGACATTCCGGACTTACCAGATCACAGCAGAGGCCGAATACAACAACGATCTGGGAATCCTGTCCTACACCGAGTCATACACATTCGGCGGCGGGGGGCAGCAGAAGGTGGTGATCCCGACTCTGTACGGACCACCGATCGAGCAGCTTGTCCGCCAGCAGACGCCCTACACCTGTCAGCAGCAAGGCACAGCGGTCGGCGTGGCGACATGGCCGAGCGTCCCCAACCCGGCGTTCCCCTCGGCAGAGCATCGAGACCGACGGCGGGTGACCTACCAAAGCCCTACGCGACTCGGCCAGTACGGCAATCAGATGTATTCCGTACAATGGGCTTACGAGTTTGAGTCCCCTTCCCCTCTGAGCGGTCGACCGCCGGGATAACGCATGGCTACACGACGATGGCAGGGCGGGGCGCTCCCCGTGGCCCAAAAAGAGACGATCACGATCGGCGGAACGTGGGTGGCGGCGGATACGCTGACAGTCACCTGTAACGGCCGTTCCATCGTGCTGACGATCGGGACAACGGTCACCACGACGCAGATCGCTACTGAGTTGGCTGCGGCATTGGGGAGCACGTCGACCGCATTGGGGGCGGCGTACAGCGTGACGGAGCGGGGGCCGAATATCGGGGAGTTCCGCGAGTTCGTCAGCGGCGAGACTGTGCCAGCGGCGAGCGGATCAACCGTGGTGCTGATCGGCAAGACGAAGGGCCAGCCCTACACGATCACGGTGTCCAAGTCGTCTACCTCGGGCACCGTCAGCACGGCCACGACGATTTCCGCCAGCGGTCCGAACCATTTCACAACGGCCGCGAACTGGAGCGGCGGGAGTGTGCCGGTCGACTCGGACGATATCGTGATCGATGCGGGCAACGTGGACATTCTCTATGGGCTGGCACAGTCGAGCGTGTCCCCCGCGTCCATCACGATCACGCAGGGATACACGGGTCGGATCGGACTTCCGGACACGAACCAAGACGACGCTGGATACCCCTACGCCGAGTACCGGGACAAGTATCTCGCCCTCGGGACATCGTCGGATGCCGTCACGCAAGCCCTCACGATCGGCGGTGGTGATGGCCCGGGCTCCCCCCGGATCAAGATCGACAGCGGATCGGGCCAGTGCAACCTCGTGGTGCTCAACAGTGGCACGCCGGAGATCCTCGGCACCCCTGCGATTTTGTGGAAGGGGACGCACGTCAGCAACACCGCGACGATCAACAGGGGGTCGGTTGGCATCGCGTTCTTCGCGAGCGAGACTTCTGCGGTGATGACTTGCCGGATCGGCTACGTCAACAATCAGCAGTCTGATGCCAGTGTCCGGATTGGATCGGGAGTGACCCTGACGACTCTCACGCAGACCGGGAGCGTGCTCTACACATCGTGTGCGGTCACCACGTCGACGCAGACCGGGGGAAGCTGGTATCACCTGTCTGGCGTGGCTGTGACCGTGACGATCAACGGCGGGTACTGTTCTTACCAGTCGACCGGCACTCTCACGACTCTGGTGCTGGCAAGCGGTGAGCTGGACTTTCGGGCGGACACCCGCAGCAGAACGATCACCAACTGCGATCTGTTCGCGGGAGCGGTGTTCAGAGATCCGGCGGGCACAGTGACTTTCACAAACGGGCTGGATCTGAACCGTACCGATCTTCAGGGCGTGCTACTACAGATCCCCCAGAACAAGAGGCTCACTTTCGGTAGCGTGTCTTGAATCACTCCTACGCCACATACCCGGGCGTGCAAAACGTCCTGTCGGCAACGTACACCCTCACGGCGGGAATCACCCCCTCTGTCGTGCAGATGGAGATCATTCCCCAGACGCAGCAGATCGCGGCCGTGGGGGATGTGGTGTTCGTGCACGGGACAACGACGCTGACAATCCCAGGATGCCGAGCGGATCAGGCGTCAATGGTTCGCGGCAGCAATGGAACGCTGGTTAGCTTCAGCCTGATGGATCGGCGGTGGAAATGGAAATTCGGGGAGATCTACGGGCATTACAACCAGCGCGATGCCGACGGCCTGATCATCACAGCCACTGAGAAGACTCCCCAGCAACTGGCGACGTTGTGCCTACAGGCGATGGGCGAGACTGCGGACGTATCGCAAATTCCGAACAACGCGAGGCCGGAAGCGGAATGGGTGGCGGAGAATCCAGCGGAGGCACTGGCGAACATCTTGGAGCCTTTCGGGCTGATCATTGTTCTCCAGATCGACAGCACGGTAGCCATCAGGCAGCAGGGAGTCGGGGCAGCCCTGCCGGAGAACGCCAATCTGGTCGAGCAGCAGGTGAGCAGCAACCCTCCAGAGGTTCCCGCCACGATCCGGGTTCTGGGGGCTCCCAATCGGTATCAGGCACGGCTGCGGCTGGAGGCAGTCGGATACGACACGGACGGGCGGGTAAAACCGATCGACCAACTGAGCTACAAACCGGTTGGCGGTTGGGGAAAGCAGACTCTGTTTTTCAGCGGCGTGCAGTTTGATCAGGCCCGGGCATTGGCCCTTCGCGATGTGTTTCGCCTGTACCGCATCAAAGACATGTCGAGCCCGTCGCCCCAGCCGATCATAACGCTCCCAGACGCCCCCGGGTCGATCCAGACGCCATTCATTCCCGTAGGGCAAGTGCCTGGCGGCGGAATGGTGGCACCCCAGCAGCAGCCAGCACAGGGCGCGTACACAGTCAACTATCTCCGCGACATCCTGCCGCTAGAGAAGGGGCTTGTCCAGACCGGGCCAGACGCGAACGGCATACGGCGGCGGAAACCTGAAGCGGTGTACGGTGAATACTACGTTGGCAACGTGGCACTTGAGGCACCGCGAAACAGCGACAAGATCACCGCGAACTGGCTTTATCGTGGGCAGTTCACTGTCGAGCATGATTTAGGGCTGGTGCGATTTGCTGACCAGATCACGCGATGGGACGCGGCGGCGAAAGAGTTTGCGGGGGCTGATGTGTATCTGGAATGCTCATTCAATGTGCGGGCCACGGACACTTTCACGCCGATGCGATGGGGATACGCATTGCCGACGAATGTCGCCAATGGCTACGGCGTGGAGATTGTTCGGAGGGAAGAACTGATCTGGGAGCGATACGAAAAGTACGTGGCCGACACCTTCAGTTCATGGGAGCAGAAGACCTATCAAAACGAACTGAATACGCAAAGCAATTACTACGCAGCCGGTCGACTGGCGCAGTACGTGACGCAGGCGGGAGCCTCTGGCCGATACGTGGGGCTTCAGTCGATCAGTCCAGACGGGGCAATCTCTCAGGTGTCGTGGGAGATCACTGGCAGCGGCTGCTACACCTCGGCGAGCAGACTCTATGAGCCGTCGCCATATGTCCCGCCCTACAAGGAGCGGCGAACGAACGACATGTTGCGGGTTCAACGGCGAGCGGACAAGAATCAACTCAAGCGACGCGACAGGGAGCCGGGCAAATGAGGCGATACGGCGGGAACCCTGCGGGGCACAATCTGCAATCGTGGCCGGTTCGCAACAACAGCGGCGAGACGATTCCCCCGTTTGCGTGCATGCGAATCGTAGGCTACTACTCGGCTGATGATGCGATTGGATTGCAGGTGGCGAAGCCGAATACATTCGGGGCACAGTGGGGGCATATCTTCAACGGCCCGAGACCGATTCCGGTTCCGGTCAGCGATAGAGATTGGGGCGAAGTGTCCCTCGGCCCGCTGTCGCTGGCGTTGTACGACGACACGAGCGGCGACCCTGTCGGAGGTCTGCAAGAGCATTGGGGGCCGCGCAACAACTCGTGGAAGTTGCACCCAAACACAGGTGGATTCGTCAATCACGGACCGGCCCCAAACGCTGGCGACGACAAGCTGTGCATCGTCCAGCAGAGGCCCATGCTGACGCTGATTGGCAAGTCTGAGGGACTGACCCAAGGCATTGCGGGCAACGTTTCCATCTACTGGAGCAACACCGACGGATTGGCAGCGACTGACACCGGCGTGGATATACTGGCCTACAATCGCTTCGAGACCGTCGCGTCTGGCAAGTGGGTGGCCCTCCAGTGGATGCCGTGGGGCTGGGAATG